AGTAAATGGCGATAACCCTTGATGCAACTGTTGGCGGTGCAAATGCCAACACTTATATAGGTCTTTCTGATGCAAACTCTTTTATTGAGGGTTTAGTCCTCAGTGATGATGCTGCGGCATGGGATGGGTCAACTACGGACAATAAAAACCGAGCATTGTTTACGGCTGCACAAAGAATTGACAGAGAAAAATTCTTGGGAGCCAGGGTATCTGATACCCAAGCTTTGGAATGGCCGAGATCAGGAGTAAGAAAACCTGACACTTATACCAATCTTTATGGTTTAAGTTTCCCAAATAGATTAGTTGCTGACTATTACACTGATACTGAAATACCAGATCGGGTAAAACACGCACAGGTTATCTTGGCTGTCTATCTAAACAACAACAGGAACGGTTTAGAACTCAGTGGTTTAGAAGATTTTGCTACTGTTAATATTGGTAATATAAATGTAACTCCAAGATTTTATGGAGCAGTGGGCATTGATAGGATTCCACCAATCGTTGACCACTATCTAATGGGTATTAGAATAGGTGGAAGAGCAAACTTACAAATCAAGAGGTCTTAAAAAATGGGCTACGGCTATCAATACCCAGCAGGGATAATCATTACAGATACAAATGCCCATACAGGCAGATTTGGTAAGGTGCATTGTTTATCAAATGCTGAAGTAACTCTTGTTGCTGAAAATTTAACAGAGAATGGATCTGCAACTATCAACGGCATCACAATGAAGTCATCTTCAGAAATTGAAGGTGTTATCACAAGCATCACTCTTGCAAGCGGTCAGGTCATAGCTTATTCATTATGAGTCTTGCCAACGCACTAAAAAAGGCAGCATCAAAAACTCTTAGTAAGCTTGGAGGTGATGTAACTATTAGACAGGTAACGGCTGGTAGTTATAACACAACAACAGGAGCGATAACAGAATCTACATCCGACACCACAGTTAAGGGTGTGTTAAGTAATGTATCAAAGTCTGAGGTGAATGATCTTATAGAATCCCAGGACAAAAGGTTAACAATATCAGCAGGGGATCTTACATTTGTACCGACAACAAAAGACAGAGTTGTTATCAGTAGCGTTGAGTTTAAAATTATTCAAGTTTTAACGAATGAGCAAAATAATACACCTGTAAGTTTTGATTTTATCTTGAGGTAATTATGGCTAGAGAAATAAATTTAACTAGCATCAGTGATCATTTTGGTGAAAAAGTCCAAAAAGTTGTAAGGAAAGCGACATTAAAAGCAACAAAAGATATAAAAGAATTTACACCTGTTTTTTCTTTAGATAATTATTCTAATTTAGATTCTATACCCAACTTTTTTACATTGCCAAGTGGCCAAGTGGTTCCGTTTAAAAAAGCACTATTAGATCGACCAACTGGCGGTCAACTTCGTGAGTCATGGCAGACTAAAATTGAACCGTTTATCGGAGAAGTTTTTACAAACGTGGAATATGCAGAGCCTGTTGTTTATGGAACCAACTTACCTCCAAGCTGGGGTGGTCAATATAGGACTCGTCAAAATACTATAAAAGGTTATCCAGAACTTGTAGCAAAACAATTAGAACAATATATAGTTAATGAGTTTAGGAAGGCATAATGGCAGCAATAGATTTAAACACCGTTAGATCCACGATTGAAGCTAGGCTTGCAACTGAACTGGCATCAAGTCCAGCTATCCCTGTTGTATTCAACAACATGGCTTTTGACTCAACAACAGAAGATACTTTTGTTCAATGTCAGACAAGTTTTGGGTCAGGTAGTTATCTGACTATGGGAGGATCTGCTAACTCTACAAATAGTGTTGTTGGTTTACTTCTAATAAATATATTTACAGAAGAAGGGATTGGTTCTGGTGCAAATTTGGTAATTGGCAAACGGCTGCGTGACCTCTACAATAATATTACAGTTTCAAATGTGATCTTTGATTCACCTATTGGGCCTGAAGTATTAACCTCAAGTCCTGAAGGTAAATTCCAAACACAAATAAGAATTACATTTGAAATATATGAGGATCTTTAAATGGAACTAACAGAAGAACAACTTGATGCAGTAGAAGCTGTAAAAGGTAGAAGAGATGCTGCATATTGGGATCCTAAATGTCGTAAGTATTATGCGGAACAACAAAATTCTAAAAAAGATGTAAAAACTGCCGAAAAGAGTTAATATATTACTTAATAGTTCTTTTTTTTGTTATGGCTGTAAAAGGTGATGTAGGAAAACTAATGTTTGAAAATGCTGGCGGCACAGAAGCCAATATTGGTGAACTTAGATCCTGGTCTTTATCTGTTTCTAAAGATACACAAGAAACAACCGCAATGGGAGCAACTTCAAAGACTTTTATAGGTGGTTTAATAAGTGGCGAAGGTTCAGCAGAACTTTTATATGATGCCAGTGGTAACTCAGACTACCAAGCTTTTATTGACGATGTATTCACAACAGGAGATGCTGGCGATGCATTATTTGAGTTATTCCCTGATTCAGCTACAGCTTCCAAAAAAATAGGATTTGCTGGAATCATCACAGGTGCTGAATATGGTGCAACGCTTGGAGAGATTCAAGTAGTGAATATCTCATTCATAACAAACGGTGCAATAACTTCAGCTATATAGTACATTTTAAATAACAACCCCAATTTAATATGGCGACAAAAAGAAACGTAGACCTCATCACTGAAGCTTTTAGTGATGTGATGACAGCTAGAAGAAAATATGAACTAAAAAGTCCTAATGGCGAAATATTAAAAGAAATATTCTTCCCACCACTTACGAGGTTTGATAGAAAGCAAGCCCAAGCTGCGGCTGGCACAGATGATGCCCTAACAATATCAACAAGGCTTCTTTGCCAACTTGCAGAGAATGAAGACGGTACAAAAGCGTTTGCTTCTGCTGATGCTGAAAACTTACAGCGATTTTTACCAGAAAGTGTTTTAAATGAACTTGAACTATTTATGATGGATATTCAAGTCGATATTAATACAGCAAAAAACGAATAAGGCGAGATAACTGGTTAAGCTTTGAGTTTTTTCTCGCAACAGAACTAGGAAAATCTGTAGAAGAATTAAGAAAATCAATGACGGAAGAAGAGTTAATACATTGGGCTGGATATTACGAAATTAAAAATGAAAGAGAAAAACAAGAAATGAATCGTCAAAAGGCAAAATCAAGGTAGAATATAATAAAGGTTATTTGTATTTGTGGCACAATCGACAGTTAAGTTAATAGTTGATGCACAAAACGCAATCTCTCCATTAAAGAGAGTAAATGAACAGACCAAAATTTTAAGCAGTAGCACAGATAAATTAAAAGGAAGATTAGATAAAAGTAATAGGTCTTTAAAAAATACTGGAAGTTCAGCACGAACAGCTTCGACAGGTGTTAAAAGTTTAGTGGGTGCATTGAGACCTTTATTAGCAGCTTTAGCTGTTGTTGGAAGTGCAAGATTTGTTTTATTTCAAACAGCACAACTTGAAACGCAAACTAAAGCTTTAGAAGTATTAACAGGTAGTGCTGAGAAGGCACAGAAAATTGTTCAAGAAATAAAAGCCTTTGGTGCTGTTACTCCTTTCAAGTCATCTGAATTAATTGAAGTAACAAAAAGATTAAAAGCATTTGGTTTTGAAACTGAAAATGTTGTTGATATAACAAAAAGAGTTGCTGATATTGCTGGTACGGCTGGGGCTGATATTAATAATGTTGCTTTAGCCATAGGTAAGGTACAGGCAAAAAATAAGTTTATGCAGGAAGAAAATGTGATGCTTTTGGAGAAAGGAATAGACGTGACAAAAGAATTAGAAAAAATTATGAATATGAATGGTGAAACATTAGCTAAAGCTATGAGCAAAGGGGAGGTAGGTGCAGATAAGTTTGTACAGGCTTTGATAAATGTTACAAGTGAAGGAGGTGAATTTTTTAAAGGTGCTTCAAAACAAAGTGATACTTTAGCTGGTAAATTTAGTACTTTAGAAGATGGTGTAGAGACTTTGGCACAACTAATAGGTGACAAATTAAAACCAGCTTTAAAAGGTGCTTTAGATGTGGCGATTGATCTTGTTACAAATATAAATCAAGCAATAGCGGCAGGTTCAATAACAGACGTAGATAAAAAAGCTTTACAAAAACAAGCACAAAGTATTGTTCAAGAGCAAGCAGGTCGTTTTCCAGGCGGCCCTTTTGGTATGGGCGAGGTATCTGTTGGTTTTCAAGGTCAGGAATTTAAAGGTCAACCAGCAGCAGTTCAATCTCAAATAACAAATGCTTTAATAAATGCGGAGGTTGCAAAAAGATTAAAAGAACAACTTGAAATTCAACAGAAATTAGCCAAAGCAACAAACAATATAAGAAAAATTAATGTAGAAAACGGTCAAATTGTAGAGATAGCAAAAGATAAGACAAAAGAAACAACACTTGCTTACAGTGAGGGTTTAATACCGTTTAGTGATTTATTTAATCAAAATCTAGGACAATCTAATATTTTCATGGAATCAATTAGTAATGGTACAGAGAAATTATCTGAAGGTCTTGTAAATGTAAAAAGTGAAGCCGATCAATTAAAAGAAAAATTTATGGAAATAGGTCAAGGAATTGAAGATGGTATTGTGTCAGGTCTTACTGATGCGGTGATGGGAACACAAACATTAGCTCAAGCTGCTATTGGTGTATTAAATGATTTAAAAAGAAAGCTTGTAGAAGTTGCAATGCAACGTGCTGTTTCTGGTATTGGTAATTTCTTTGGTAATGCTTTAAGTGGAATATTTGGTGGTGGTGGAGGCGGTCTTGTTGGTAATAAAGCTTCAAGTTTTTTAGGTGGGCCTAATCCTTTTTCTGGTGGTGGTGGTGGTGGTATAAGTCCGTTTCTTGGTTTTGCTAATGGTGGCCGACCACCTGTAGGTAAAGCCTCACTCGTGGGCGAAAAGGGTCCAGAGCTTTTTGTTCCACGTTCTGCTGGTACTATTATTCCTAACAATGCAATGGGTGGAGGGGTTACAAATGTCGTGACTGTTAACGTAGACGCAAAAGGTTCATCAGTGGCTGGTAATG